GTTGGAGACTGAGATCCGGCGGCGAGCCACGCTCAAGCCACGCTCAAGCCGCGCCTTTGTCAGCCAGACCCCATACGTCAGGCCGAGGAAGAAACGCATCTTCCAGTCTTTGCCGCCCTTGGTCTTTTTCTTCGGCTTAATCAGCGTGAATGGCGCGTTGCTCTGGTGGATCTTGACCTGCGGAAAAGCGCCGCGATCAACTCCCACCGTCACCTGATTAGCGGTGAACTTGACGAACCCACCAGCGCCACCGAGCCACGCAGTGCGGTACTTCTTTGTCGGTCCGAGCATCGTCTTGCGCGGCGCCTTACGAGTCCCGAACGGCTCCGTACGCTTCCACGCTTCGGACGATCCGCCGCGATACTCCGTCTGGTCGCGGAATTGGGCGCTCACGCCCTTCGTGCCCGTCCGCATGATCTTCGCGGTCTTCTTGCCAAGGTCGCCCATCATCGGCTTCGCCACGACGGACTTCGCCTCGGCAACGCGGCGAACCATGTTGCGGGAGAACGTCTCGCGCATAGACAGGAAGCTACCCATACAGCGGACCCCGATAGAGACCGATGACCCGATCCCATCCCTTGACTGCTGCAACGTCAGGAGAGCCCACGTCCTCGAGCGCGAGCTTGCGCCCGGCGCGGTACTGCCAGTTGACAAGATCCAAGACAAGCTGCCGGATCGGTCCCGGCTCTGCATCCGTCGCGTACCCGCGAGTGGCAACGATCTTGACGAGCGCGCGACCATCCGGCCACGCGAGCCCGTTGACGCGCAGGAACTCGCTCGGAGCGTGCGTTGAAGACTGAACCCATTCGTAGTCATCATCGACAACGAGCGCGGTCCAGTCCTCGCCCACCTGATCCCGAATCGAGACGGACGTAACCGCCGTGATCGCGTCGCCAACCCAGATCGACCCCGAGCCCGATCCCTCCAGCGTGTACGTCTTCGATCCGGACGCACCGAAGTAACGGCCCGTAGCGCGCTCAACCAGCGCGACGGCCCGCTCCTCCAGGTCGGTCAGGATCGCATCGTCATCCGTCGAGAACGATCCGCCGAGGTACGCTTTGAGATCGGCAAGCGAGATCACAGAATCTAGCCCTTGCTCGCCTTGTAAGCCTTCGTGCGCTTGTCGATCTTCTTCGGCTCCGGCTCAACCTCGGGCTCGGGAATCACGACCGGCTCGGGCTCGGGGACAGCAACGTCTAGCGCGGCAACGCCCTTAGCAAGCAGGCGCGCAGCGCGAGCGGGCGTCACGTTGAACTTCTGACCGACCGAAACGATCTGGTACGGAATGCCGTCGTAGTTGTAGCCGGGATGCTTCGCCACGGCGACCATTGCGACGGAGTTGTCTGCGTTGCTCATGTGCTCTCTCTCCAAAGAGGATCGGGGCGGGCGGGCCAGTCTCACAACCGACCGCGCCCGCCCCGATGTTTTGCCTTACTTCTCCGTCAGCCTTACGAGGTCAGGGTCAGCTTGACGAAGAACTCGGGACGCGGAATGGCGAGGCCGAGACGTTCCTCGAACCGCACCGCGAGCCGGTTGTACTTGAAGTCGTCGCCGTCCTGATCAGCGAACGAGACGTTCGGGCTCTCACGGTCAACGATGTACGCGCCTTCCTGGAAGTCGCCCATGAGGACGGTGCCCGGGGCGATGCTGCGAGTGGAGACGAGCGGCACACGCCAGAGCTGATTCGAACCACCATCGCTGCCGGCTGGAAGCATCCAGTGATCGTCAAGGCCGACCGAAGTCTCGAAAGTCTCGTGATCGTTCGGGTTGATGATCGCGGCGGAAGGCATGGCGCCGACGTTCTCCAGCATGGTGACGCCGTGGCGCATCATGCTAAAGCGACCCACAGAGCCGGTGACCGCCTGCGAATACGACTGTGTACCGGTCGCAACCAGAAGGCCGGTGATGGTGTTGCTGGTGCCGGGGCCGTACAGGAACTTGTACTCTTCCAGCTCGGCCAGACCGCGAATGCCCATCGTGTTGATATCGGACTGAAGCCCGATAATGTCGTCGAGAGCCTGCTTGCTGACGCGGAAGATGTGCGCGATCAACTCGACCACGCCGGTAACCGAGCGCGGCAGGAGCTTCGATTCGGGCTTGAGCGCGTTCTCAGCGACCGACGCGGCGCCGGCCCAGATGGACAGGTTGCGGAACAGAATCGTACCGTCTGCGGTGTCGTCGCCAGGATCGGCGGCCATCGTGTATGTCAGGGTGTCCGCAGTCGGGACGGAGACAACGTGGAAGTACCCGTTGTAGTCCGTATCGGTCGAGTCGAGAACCTGAATGCGATCCCCGACGCGGCAACCGTGCGCGGTAGCGGTGAGGGTAGCCGTGGTGCCCGAGCTAGAGATGGAGGTGACGGACACGGCAGTATCCGGACCGCTGCCCATGTACTCGAGGTATTCCCACGCCGAGCCGACACCGAGGTTCCGCGATGGAAGGAGGTCACGCATGACGCGCCGACGACCATGCAGCGGGAGGACGTTGGCGAACCGATTGACCGGAGCGAAGTTCGTTGCATCGGCAAGAACCATCGTCTTGCGGACGTTCTCGTCAGTCGCGGGGAGGTTTGCAGCCTTCAGCGACTCGACAGCGGCGAGATGGTTGCGGAGAGTGCCACCAGCGAGGGCAAGACGGCTCGTCTCGCGGCCAGACTTCGCCCGCTCGCGGATATTCGGATCGGACAGCCAATCCGTCACCTGACCGCCGAAGCTCTTGACCTTCGACTCTTCCGGCTCACCGGACGCCATGCTCGACGCATTCAACTGGCCGAGCCGACGCTCCTGCGCTTCGATGCGCTTGGACAGCTCCTCCGAGATGCGAGCGCCGGAATCCTGCGCGGCCTTGATCGCAGCGGCCTGCTCTTCGCGGGCTTCCTTGAGCTGCTTGTCAAACTCCAGCACCTTCTCGCCCGCGTCGAGCGCCTTGCAGATGCGCGCCTCGATGCCCTCAATCTGGGCACTGACCTTTTCCAGATCTGCCATTTGCTTCTCCTAGTTGGCCGTTTCGAGACGGCGGTTGATTGCTTCCAGACGCCCGGCGATCTGTTCGATCTGCCATGCTTCGATTGCTTCGCTAAGCTGCATGGCCTTGCCGGTGATTGCCTCCGCCTCGTCAATCACGGCTTCCGCCTTCTGTTCAGGATCGGTGAGGAAATTGCTCAGGCACTTGCCGACGATGGGGAGCGAGGCAACGAACGCCTTGAGCGCGTCGCGCTCTTCATCGCTCAACCCTTCGCGGTTGAATCGTAGGCCGTCGATGGCGTCCACAAGGGAGCCAAGATCAGACATGGCCTTGGTGCTAACGGTAAAGGTGTGATCGTTGACAGCCAGGTCCGGATCGGCGGGACCGGCTTCAAGCAAGATCATCTTCGTCAGGTAGTTGACGCTCTGTCCGTCTGCGTTCTTCTTTCGGTTCTGCCCGCCCTTGGGAATGCGCGCCTTGAAACTGAAAGTCGGGATGATCCCGTCGCGCACCATGCCGAAGATGCGATCCGATTCGGGATCGGCTCCGTACTTCTGGACGGTCAGCAGTCCGACAGAATCCTGCGTAGCGTCGAGCGTCTTCCCCACGATCCGGTCGTGGTTGTGCTTGACCGGAACGAGTCCCTTAGCGACGCGGGAGAAGTCGAACGCGCCCGGCTCAACAATGTCGCCAACCGAATCCAGGTTGCCGAAAATGGAGACGTACGCCGTAACCTCGCGCTTGGAAACTTCAAACGCGGGCGCGGGAACTTCCGAAGTTTTGTAGACGGTGACGCCATCCATAGGGCACGTTATATGCGCCCACGGATGCGGGAGTGTGACTATCGGTGACGAATGGAATGCAAACGGCGAGCCTCGAGGACGATGGTGTCCCACTCAATCCGGAACGCCTCGCCGTTGGGGGAGTGGCGGTATCGGTGCGCCCACTCGCGGCCCACGCCGGCCAGTTCTGCGGCCAGCTTGACGTTACACTGCGCGTACTTCATGCCCTGCCGTCGAAGCTCTTTCAGGAAGAGATCGCACCACGGAGGCCGGTTCTCGCTCACGCAACCCGCCTCGACCTCGCTGGCGTCCTCACGGTAACAAGTCGCGTTCTGCATTGGCATCTTGGATGGATTCCCGGTTGGTAGGCGATCTCGCCTAGATCGGATTCAAAGACTTCATCTACAGGCACGCGCTTATGGTCGAAGGCATCGCAACGCGGGCAGACGTTCGTTGCTCCATAACGCCGCCTTGTTACCCATTCCTTTAGGTGCTTCTCATCGTCCAGCAAGCCCTGACGCCGCGCTGTGTCGTAGAGCGCCTGTTGCGCCGTCGAGATCGCCTCTTGCGCGAGCGACTGCCCCACCATCTCGGCTCGCGCTTCCAAAGCTTCGCGGATGCGCCGCCGCATGGATCTGCGAATGCCCGCGATGATTGAGGGCGTGAGTTTCCGGTGATAGTCAATGAGCCCTTGCGCCTCGCGCACAATCGCCGCAGCCTGCCGCGAGTTGAGCCCGAACATAGACGCGAGCTGCGACGGGCTCCGCAGCGTGTCGAGCGTCGGATTCCCGGCGGCGCTGACCACCGCCTCGAGCCCACGCATCGCCTCGTCAAACTCTGCGATCCGCTGCCGGTAGACGCCCTTGGACAGCCGTTGCTTGGCGAGCTTCCGCGCAGCTTCGACGTTGACGCGCTTTCGGATGTTTGCCGGCAGAGCGTCTAGGCCCAGCTCGATCCCGGCTTCCAACGCGCCGTTGATAAACTCGTCTTCGCTCTGCGTCAGCGGCTTACGTCGCGCCTTGAGCTTGACGCTCGCGGGCTTCCACGGTCGATGCTCTGCGGGCCGGATGTTCTCCGCTGCGAGACGAACCGCAGACGGCGAGCGGTACGCGACGGCCAACGCGAGAGAGGGTTGATGCAATCCCCTACCCGCGTCGGCCCATCGCTTCAGGATGTGCGGCTTCAGCCCGGCGGCGCACGCATCGCAAGCGTCGTCCATCCGTTGAAAGATGGACTCTTCCTCGGCGTTACTTAGGCTCGGGCGGCTCATTCGCGTCGGGGATCTCGTCTACCTCCGGCTCCGGCTTCGGCTGACCGAACGGCACCGAATTGAACGCGGCGAGCGGGTCCGATGCGGGACCGCCTTCCGCCGCCTCAGACAGCAACGTAAGCCCCGATTCGATGAACACGGCGTCACCGCCCTCGGCGTCCTCGAGCCCGAGGTCTAGCAGGTTGACCGCATCGTTGCGAGAGATGCCGAACCGGATCGCCTGACCAAGACTTTCGATCTTCGCCTCACGCTCCGACCGGAAAAACGGCACCTGCGAGAGATCGAACGTGATGTAGACCGAATCAGACGCCCGCTCCTCTTCCGTCAAGAGCGACAGATTCAACGCCTCGCGGGTGAAGTTCAGGAGCTTCGATACCGGGTTGTCGTACATCCACCGGACAGCGGTTCGCATGTTGTCGTACGTGCTCGCCTCGGTCGAGAACATCGCGGGCAGCATCCCGAACGCAGTGACGATCTCGTCTCGGGTCGCGCTCCTGTCGTCTGGAATCATCATGTCCGCAGCGGTGAAGCCGAACGGGAGGTAGTTGGTTCCCGCGCCTAGCAGCATCGGGACGTTCTTCTTTGCGTTTCTGCGCCACGCATCGTCAAGGATTGCCTTGTGCTCTACCACCAAGTCGGAGCTGGTCAGGCTGATATCTGTGATCGCACCAGGAGGAACGCCGCCCGACTCGTACAGCGTCTTCCGCCACGCAGCGGACGCGGTATCCGAGATCACGGAAGGCCACGCGGCCTGAAGCATCCCAACGCCCCACGCCGGGTTTAGCGGATCGGGCAGCCGCGCATGGATGAACTCTTCCGGGTCTGCCTTGCGCTTGAGCTTGCCGTCTTCGTAGATGTTGTATCCGGCAATCCAGTTCTTTTTGTCGAGCGCGACGGAGACGTTGACCGGGGACGCGGGCCAGAGCTCCAACAGCGACTTCGGTCCGTTCGGCCCGCCGGGGATCGTCCGCAGTAGGCCGTTCCCGTTGATCGCGAGCCAGCCGGAGAACCAGTAGAACATTTCTTTCGATGACATGGCGGGGTTCGGGTAGTTCAACAGCCGCGTTCGCCAATCGTCCGGCGCGGGCTCCCAATCCTTCTCGCCGTCCCCGGTGCTCCGCTCAACGCGCCAGAGCGCAGACGACGCCGCATCCGCGAGACGGTCCACGCAGGCGTACACCCAGACAGATTTCTTGAACCCGTCCTTCACCGCCGTGGTGGGGCTCAGGTCAGTCTGTGGCGCAGTGGTAGCGCCGTTGTCCGAGATCGCCATGCCGCCGAGCGCCTGACTCGGGCTCATCTTGCGTACGGTCTGCTGCTGCGCGAGGATTTCGGCTCGCCGTGGTGCGGCTAGGGCTTCGATGAGTTTCACGGCTTCGCCTCCGGAGGCTTGTTGACTTCTGCGACGTAGTAGGCCCGTCCGTAGACGTAGGCGATGGCGGCGAGCGCGATGCCGACAGAGAGCGGGACGATGGCGGGCTCTCCGGTCCACATGACGAGGCCGAGGGTGATGGAGGACCACGCGGCGATGATTAGGCCGGCGAGTTGGTTAAGGCTCACGCTGCGAACATCCCGCGTCGAATCACGATGGGAAACTCCGTGTGCACTAGGTA